CTGCGAAGGCGGCGGCGTTCGCCCTGGGCTTCGGCCCGCGCCTGACCGGGGCCGAGGTCGAGGTCGTGGGCGCCGAGGTCTCGGCCAGCGCGCAGCTCGCGCCGCAAGCCTCGCTCCTCGACGGGCGCACCGAGGAGGAGCTGCGCTCGGGCGCGCGGCCGGGCTACCGGCTGGTCGACGGGATCGCGGTGATCCCGGTGACGGGCACGCTGGTGCACCGGCGGACCTGGCTCGGGGAGTTCTCCGGCGAGACGAGCTACGAGGCGCTCTCGGCCGAGATCATGACGGCGGCGGAGAACCCCGGGGTGCGGGGCATCGCGCTGGAGATCGACAGCTTCGGCGGCGAGGTGGCCGGGTGCTTCTCGCTGGCCGACCAGGTGCGCGCCGCGCGGGAGGCGAAGCCGGTCTGGGCCTTCGTGTCGGACCACGCCTTCTCGGCGGGCTACGCCATCGCCTCGCAGGCGAGCCGGATCGTGATGCCGCGCACGGCCGGCGTCGGATCGATCGGCGTGATCGCGATGCACGCGGACTTCAGCCAGCAGCTCGAAGCCATGGGTGTCCAGGTCACGGTGATTTCGGCCGGGTCGCACAAGGCGGACGGCAATCCCTACGAGCCGCTCCCCGAGAGCGTCCGCGCGAGCCTCTCGGCCGAGATGGAAGAGCTGCGGGCGATCTTCGCCGAGACCGTGGGCGCGGGCCGCGGCGCGCGGCTCGACGCGGCGGGGGCGCTCGCGACCGAGGCCGCGACCTATCTCGGCGAGGCCGCGGTGCAGGCGGGCCTGGCCGACGAGGTGGCCAACCCGCGCGAGGCCTTCGAGCGCTTCCGTGCCGAAGTGAACGGCCGTCCGGCACCGGCCGCCCCCAGAGCATCCAGCAAGAGGATCGAGACCATGACCACCAAACCCGACACCACGCCGAAGGGCGACACCGCGCCCGCGGCAACGCCGGCGGCTGCCACCCCCGAGGCGGAGGCCGCACCGGCCACCGCTCCGCAGGCCTCGGCCGTACCGGCGGCACCGGCGGCGCCCGAGGGCCCGTCCGCCGCCGACGAGCGCACCCGGATCTCCGCGATCCTGAACCATCCCGAGGCGAAGGGCCGCGAGGACCTCGCCAAGAGCCTCGCCTTCGACAGCGGAATGTCGGCCGAGCAGGCCGGCAAGCACCTCGCCGCTGCCCCGAAGGCCGCGCCGGCGCAGTCGCTCAGCGCGCGCATGGACGCCGAGGCGACCGAGCTCGACGCGCCGGCGCCGGAGACGTCCGCCGATGCCGGCGGGATCGCCGCGCAGGCCCGCAAGCGCCACCAGGCATGACCCGGGCCGGCCGTCCCGGCCGGTCCATCCCGTAACGCCATAGCCTCGAAGGAGACCCGACATGGCGAAGCTGACCGAGGGCAAGACGCCCGGAGACTTCCTCCTCTTCGAGGAAGACAAGTTCTACAGCCGCAAGCGCGTGACCATCGCCGCCGGCGCGGACCTCGAGCCCGGCGCCGTGCTCGGCGCGATCACCGCGACCGGCAAGCTGCAATCGAGCGTACGCACGGCAACCGACGGCTCGGAGTCGCCGGTGGCCGTGCTGCTCGAGCCCGCGGCGGCGGCCGGCGCGGACGTCGAGGCGACGGTCCTGGCGCGGGGTCCCGCCCAGGTGCGCCGCTACGGGCTGGGCTTCGATGCGAGCTGGGCCACCGAGGCCAACCGCGACACCGCCTGCGCCGCGCTCGAGGCGGTCGGCATCGTCTGCCTCGCGGGCTGATCGTGCCGGTCGCCCGGGCGGCGGCCGGCTGACATCCATCGCGCGCTGAAGGCGCGCACCACCTTCCCGGAAAGGAGAGCGTCACATGGCGCATATCGATATCTTCAAGGGCGACGCCTTCAGCGCCATGGCACTGGGCGAGGCGATCCGCGTCATCCCGAACCAGTGGGGCCTCATCGGCGCGATGGGCCTCTTCACCGCCAAGAGCATCCGCGGGACCAAGTTCTCGGTCGAGATGAAGAACGGCGTGATCCAGCTGGTGCAGTCCTCCGAGCGCGGTACGCCGCTCGGCGGCCAGCGCCGCGGCAAGCGCGACATGGTCGACTTCCGCACCGAGCGCTTCGGCCTGACCTCGCGGATCACCGCGGACGACATCGACAACATCCGCGCCTTCGGCTCGGAGACCGAGCTGAAGCAGGCCGGTGACGAGGTCCTCGACCGGCAGGAGGACATGCGCGGCTCGATCGACATCACCCGCGAGTACCTCCGCGCGGGCGCACTGCAGGGCAAGGTGCTCGACGCGGATGGCTCGGAGATCGCGGACCTCTTCGACAAGTTCGGGATCACCCGCAAGTCGGTGGACTTCGTGCTGGGCACGGGCACGACCGATCTCGCCGGCAAGTGCCGGCAGGTCACGCGCCACATCAAGACGAACCTCCTTGGCGACGTGAGCGCGGGCGTGATGGCCCTGATCCACCCCGACTTCACCGACAAGCTCATGGGGCATGCCGACTTCAAGGAGCGCTACAAGTACTTCCAGAACACCAACGGGGGCGATCCGCTGCGCGACGATACCTCCGACGGGTTCTCCTTCGGCGGCATCACCTGGAAGGAATACCTCGCCGAGGCCTCGGTGCCGCAGGAGGACGGGACCTTCGTCACCCGCGAGTTCATCCCGCAGGCGGAGGCGGTGTTCTTCCCGATGGGCACGCGCCAGACCTTCCGGCAGTTCAACGGTTCGGCGGATTATGTCGGCATGGCGAACCTGCCGGGCGAGGAGTTCTACTCGATGCTCGAGGTGAAGAGCCGCTACGTCGACGTCGAGGCGATGATGCAGACGCTGCCGATCATGACCCGCCCGGCGGTCTCCGTCCGGGGCTTCACCTCGAACTGATCGCGCATCGCGCGCTGACGGCCCGGCGTCTCCTGCGCCGGGCCTCTTTCTTTCCACCCCGTGATCCGGAGGGCACGAGATGCCGAAGTCCGAAGACGTTCACGTGACGCTGAGCGCGTCGCATACCTACCGCACCGGTCCCGCGACCACCCGCACGCTGCCGCCCGGCTGGACGGGCTACGTGCCCGAGGCCGTGGCCAAGGATATCGAGAAGCAGAAGACCGGCCAGCGCACGCCGGCCAAGGACCGTCCCTGGGAGGGCGAGGCGTCGGGCGGCAAGGGCCGCGCCAAGGGCGATGCCGGGCAGGGCGGTTCGACCGGACAGGCGGGGTCCGCCACGGGCGGCGCCGGCGACGGCAGTGCCCCCGGTGGCGGTTCGACCGGCCAGGCGAGCGCCTGATCGGTGGACCCGTTCGCCCTCGCCGTCGATGCGTCTTTCGAGAGGATGGGCATCGACGGCATCCTCGACCCCGACGTGATCGCCCGGCCGGTGAAGCTCCTGCCGCAGCGACCGGACAAGTTCGTCGATGTCGGCAGCTTCTCGGTGCAGGCCGAGAGCGGTTTGTACCACGTGCGGCCGAGCGACATGGCGGGCTTCGGCAAGGGGGCGATCCTCGAGATCGCGGGCGAGCGGCGGCGGGTGCAGTCGGCCCCGCGGTCCTCCGACCCGAGGCGGCTGAAACTCCTGCTGAACACGGTGGCGATCTGATGCGGATCGATGCGGCGCTGCAGGGCGATCTCGCGCGGTACATGCGCGAGGAGCTGAGCCTCGCGGAACGGGCGGTCACGATGGGCGTGACGATGACGGCGCGCGATCTGCAGAGCGCGCTGCGCGCCGATACCGAGCGCGGCCTCGGCCGGAGGGTGGCACGGTCCTGGCGGCTCGACACCTACCCGAAGTCGGGCGCGTCGCTGACGGCGGCGGCGGTCGTGCGCACCAAGGCGCCGGAGCTGATCCGGGCCTTCGAGGACGGCGCGAAGATCCGCGCCGCGGACGGGCTCTTCCTGGCGATCCCCACGGAGGCCGCGCCGAGCCGGGGCGTGGGGCGCAAGCGCCTGTCGCCCAAGACGTTCCCCGAGCATCGCTACGGCCCGCTGCGCTTCGTCTACGTCAAGAAGGGGCTGTCGCTGCTCGTGGTGGACAACCAGCGCGAGCGGAAGGGCAAGCGCGGGGGCTACGCGCTCTCGCGGAGCAAGCGGGCGCTGAAGACGGGCTACGGCCTCGTCTCGGTGCCGATGTTCATCCTGGTGCCGCAGGTGTGGCTGAAGCGGCGTCTGAACGTGAAGGCGATCGAGCGCAGCGAGGCCGCGCGCCTCGCGCGCAACATCGACCGGGCGTTCGAGATGCTGGACGGGCGGGGCTGAGCGCCATGCCCACCAAACACGAGGCCATCACGCTCGCGCTCGTCGCGGCGCTCTCGCCGCATGCCGCGCGGGTGATGCGGGAGCAGGAGCTGCCCGAGTATTGCCCCGACGAGGGGCTGATCAACGTGGTGCCGCAGGACGCGGAGGAAGAGGACCAGCGGCTCGGAACCGGCGTGCGCGAGTTCGCGCGGGTCTACGAGCTCGAGGTCGTGGTGCAGGACGCCGACGAGACGGCGCGCGCGGTCGCGCTCGACGCGGCGCTCGCGGCGGCGGCCGGGCTTCTGCACGGCCAGCTTCTCGGCGGGCTGATCGACTACCTGCGGCTCGAGGCGCCGCAGGAGACCGAGGACGTGCCGATGGACGGCGCGGCCAGTCTCAAGGGGGCGGTTCTGCCCGTCACCGTCTTCTACGAAACCCCAGACAACCCGATGGAGTCAGACTGATGCCGAATGCACGTGGTGACGAGGCGAAGCTCTTTGCGCGGCAGCAGGCCGCGTTCGGAACGGCGGAGGCCGCCGGTCCCGGCACCTTCATGGCCTTGCCGTTCTACAGCTACAACGTGGTCCCGAGCGAGGAGCGCAACGAGGACGACGCGATCCGCGGCGATGCCTTCCCCGGCGACTCGGTGCTCGGGCTGCGCAGCCTCTCGGGCAACATGGTCGTGCCGGTGGGGATCAACAGCTTCGGCTGGCACCTGCGCAGCATCCTCGGCGCGCCGGCGACCACCGGCGCC